TGGCTTGAGTTTTTTCTTTCTCTTGTTGAGTTTTACAATACTTGTAAAGTTCTTCTGCAACCATTACTGCATCAGCAAAAGTTTCAGTTTCCTTCATCATGTCAATGTACTTTTGTTCCTCATCTGCGATGGGAACATCAACAAAGTTACCAATTTTGAACCACAGGTTGGCACGGTCTGCAAGGTTGTAAGAAGAAATGTCATTGTCTTCGATTTCAAAGAAGTCATTCTCAGACAACTCTTGATAACCTTTGTAAAAGCTTTTGGAGAGACCTGGATACCGACGTTTCATCAGTTTTTCAATACGTGCATCTTCTACAACATTGACAAATTGTTTAGGTACACGATCCTCCCAGTCCCATTCGTTAGGAGTAAACAAAGCATGACCCACTTCATGTCCAACAAGCATATCATATACAATGTTAGAAGCTCTCTTCCACATTGGAAGAGTAAGTACTCGCTTCTCAACATCAAACTGTGCGGTTTCTACATTACGGTTCTCAACCACCATGTTCTCAGTGGCAAGAAGTTTGGCCAGTTGTGATTTGATTTCGTAGTTGATCATGGTGGTCTGTCTCGATGTAGCTACAATACAACAAAACCCACCTGTTTCTTGAGTGGGTCAGACAGTTTATATATTGGCACATACACCAAACCCGCCCTTGGGGGGGCGGGTCTTCGGTCAGATTATTCTCCGTTTTACAAGATTACTCTGTTGTTAGGACGTGTCTGCAGAACCTCCTGGCGGAACTATCTATGATGCCACATTCTGAAATGCATTGGAAGTATTCGGATACTTGATCGTATTTGTCATTGACTGTAGTTTTTTCATCCCACTTCCAGGATGCTAATTCATTGCGTGAAACAAGATTTTTCATAACGATCTCCATATCACTGAACTATATATTAGTCGTTGTGTATCTTCATGAACATTTGTGGAATTATTACAAAACTAAATTTTTCTTGAGAATCCTTTATGTTTTTCAAACTTGACTACATCATCAAACTTATCTTCCATACCAGTTTTGTGACTAATAACAAATATGTTTGCGTCTTTGATAGTGTATCGAATAATTTTAAGAAACTCGTCGGTTCCAAAACCGTCTAGTGAACTATCAAAGACCTCATCCATAATCAGGAGATTTGTATTGACAGAGTTCTTGACCCTTGCAATTTCCCTCCAAGTGAATAGTAGTGCTAGGTCAATTCTCATTTTCTCCCCTTCACTAAATGATGGATAGGAAAAGTCTTCGTGAATAGGAGACTCCACAGTTTCATTAAACTCTTCATCAAGTTTAAAGTTGATGTAGAAGTCCATCATCTGGAGATACTTATTTACTTGTTGATTGATAAGAGGAAGATATTTTTTAATAATTTTTGCCTTGACTCCACCGTCCTTAAGAAGACTGTATATGAAATCATGGTAGGTAATATTTTCTTTACGTTCAACAAGTTCATCGTAGGTTTTATCTAAATTTTCTCTTAGAACTTCTAACTTTTCATGTTCAGTATTTCTGTTCTCGATCTGACTGGTAATAGTTTGAATTTCTGATTCCAGTCCTCGTATCTGTCGTTGAAAACCAGTGATCTGTACATTGAAAGAAGAAATGTCATTAAGTATTTCTGAAATTTGAGTTGACAAGGATTTGAATTGTGATTCCCTCAATTCCTCATTTTTAATAGCCGATTGAAGTTTTTCAAACCCCTCTCGGAGCTCTTCTGCTTTAGATTGGGAATCACTAATTCTATTTACTCGAAACAACTCTTCAATATCTTGATTACAGGTAGGACAAACCGTATTCTCTGTAAAAAATTTATGCTCTTTTACAATAGTTTGTATACGTTGTGACAACTTACCTTTGATACTACCGTATTCTCTCAATCGTTCTTGAGCATTTTCAAATTCTTTAAGTTGTTCTTTGAGAGTTGAAAGAACATCTTCTTTCTCCATACTTTGAGAGAAACACTTTTCTACTTCATCATTAAGACTAGCAATCTTTGATAATTTTGAATCAATATCTTCTTTACTCTGACTTTCAATTTTGTGGATAAAGTCTTTTTGCATATCGACTTTATCTTTAAGACTTTCTTTCTTCAATTCTAAAGTCTTAACTTCTTCACGGATGCTACGAATTTTACCTTTGATGACATCATTCATCGAAGAGAAGATCTTGATGTCCAATAAATCTTCTACCACTTCTCTACGTGCAGAAGTGGGAAGTTGCATAAACGGAACAAATGTAGAAGAACCAAGAATCACAATCTGTGTGAATGATTTGTAATTCATCTTCAGAACATTCTGTTCCAACCACTTCTGTTGATCAATGGCTGATGCAGATTGATCTAGCTCTTCGTCATTACGATAGATCTTAAAGATGTTTGGTTTAATTCCACGTTGAATCTTCCAATGAACAGAATTCACATCAAACTCAATCTCAACTAAACATCCTTTTTCGTTTGTAGAGTTGATCAACTGTGCTTTATTGATTTTGCGAAAAGACTTACCATATAATACAAAAGTAAGTGCATCAAGAATGGTAGACTTACCTGCACCATTAGAACCAATAATCAGAGTTGTTTGATTTTTATCAAGATTAACTGTTGTTGGATGTTGACCTGTAGATAAAAAATTAGACCAAGTAATTTTCTTAAACGTTATCATATTGTTCGTCAGGTGGAATCACAATGTCATCGGGAGTAATCACAGTATACCTGTGATCATGCATTTCACAAGTCTTAATCATTATCTCGTCTTCTACTTCTAACACATTCATCTCAGGATAGTCAAGTTCTTCCAGTTGCATGGCATATCGTTCTGCATCATCCTCTTCCATGAAGATATAAAGAACCTGTTCTCCCTCTTCATCAACGACAGAATAGGCACCTTCTTTTTCTTTACCAGCAACTGTAATGATGAACATTATACGACCTCACACGCCTCTTGGTATATTTCTTTAATCAGAGACTGAATTACTGTTTTATTTAACTCAGTTTCAGATTCGTCAATATACCGACTGAGGATAGACATCGTATCTTCAGACTCTTCTGCTTCAAACTCTTCGGACTCATCGAGTTGGAAGTTCTCTACAATCTTCAGATCAGCAACACCAGACGTATAGAGTTTGTCGATGAACTTTTCAAACTTCTTTGTGTCGGTCTTCTTTCTTACGATGACCTTGACAATCTTATTCTCATACTCAGAGGTATTGAATGTCTGATGGTCAGTGTCTTCATAGAAGATTTTGTAGAACAGTCTGTGAGGATTGTTTATGGATTGATGTTCCAGGGATTCAGTATCAAAAATAGTGAAACCTCTGGGACTTTCGACATCATTCCAGAACATTTCATAGGGATTACCAAGATAGTACACGGTCCCATTGTCGGATCGAGAGTGATAATGTCCCGAAAAGACTTTCTCGAACTTATTAAAGGCTCTTGCGTCGTGACCGTGCTCCATGATGTGGCCAGGGGTTGCGACAAACCCGTTAAGTTCGAGGTGTCCCATTGCGACTGGACACTTTGTCTTCTTGATAATGTTGTTGGTTTCCTTTTCGTTTTGTTCGTTGATCCAAGGAAGGAATAGAACGGGGAGATCACCCACAGATACTTCTGTAGGAGAAGAATAAACCTCAACATTATCATATTCTTTCAGGAGAAGATCAACAGCATTGATTTCATTTGTGTTCTTGTAGTATGCATCATGATTACCAACCATGAGATGCATGGTAATACCCCTTTCTTTGAGAGGATCAAACACAACTCTCTTGGCCCACTTCAGTGATTTGAATTCAATACCCTTCCGACTATCGAATGCATCACCCATATGAATGACAGTATCGATACCTTCTTTGTCTATAGTAGGAAAGAAGACATCGTTGTAGAACTTTTCAAAGTAATCGTGAAAGAGTTTAGAACCCTTTCTGGCGCCGTAATGCGTATCGCTAATTATTGCAACTTTCATGTGGGTGTCTTGGGTTAAACTCTTCCATGGGTTGTGATTTGGTCAGGTCTCTACGTGACTGATTTTTAACTATAATAAAAGCATCTTTATTATACTTACGTGTACCGATTGGTGATTGCCACTTCTTATTGTAGTCTTCACCAACATCAATACCAGAGACTGCGGTTCCACCAATCTCTACAGTAATCTCATCATCTTTGTCCCATCCCAATACTTGAAGATAGTCATGAAAATCATGAAGCCAATGATCTTCAGTCATGACTCTTTCTTCAGGATCCAGTTTACCAATCATTCAATTACCTCTCAACTTTTGATGTACTGCGTCTTTTATCGAGTTATAG